ATAATATTTACAAATAAAATGGGTCTAGACGCTCGGAAAATACTCCCAGTCTAAATCATTACAAACTTTTTTCCATATCATGTCTTGTTCTAATTGTTTTTCACGGTCCTTCATCATAGGAATATATGGCAAATATTGCGTTTGATCCAATAAAACACATAATTGATGTAATGTATACGTGTAATTAAAGAAATTCGTGCGATTCGCTGGACAATGAACAGCCCATGGTTTTTGAATCTCAATAAATAAAACACACAGAGTCTCATGCAATTCTTCATTCATAATAGGTGGTTTAATACCAAACAATGAATTAATATATTGAATATGTTCAAAATATTTATTAAAACCCAATTTACGTAGGATATCTCTCATTTTATCATAATTAATAAGAGACATGTCTTTGATGCGTTCCTTTTTAATTCTTGCCTTAATTGCGTTAATAACCTCTTCAGGAATTTGTGTTGTTTCCTTAGCCTGAAATTGTGATAAAATCTCTTTAAAATGATTCAATCTAATATAAGCAGTATAAGAAACCTCATTCGGTGGCTCCTTGTTTGTGGGTTTAGAACTATCTACAATATATGTAATAAATTTACCACAACCCTGATTATTACAAATCAATATTCCCTCTTCATCTTGAGGTATCATCTCACCAATATTACATATTTCACACAAATCGGATGTGATAATAAAATTCTGAATGTTGGGTAATTCACTGCCTACATTTCTCCAATAGTTTTGATAGGCTTTCTTAGATTGTGCATATTTATCACTTTGTGGATTGGCAGCTTCATTGGTAACCGATTTAATCTTAAAAAATGAGTTCACCGCATTAGAATTCTGTGTAGTTAATGTACCGCTAGATATCTGCTGCTTTTGTTCAAAATAATGAAAAATGTATTTAGAATTGTCTAATAAATAACGTTTCTTTTCACCCTTTAATAATTTAAGTTCTGATCGTAAAAACAGGATTTTATCGCGTATGTCCAAATATTGTTCTATCTGTCCCTCGTTTAGTTTTTTTGCTTGGTCTTTCAAGCTATTTATTTCATTATCAATCTCTGGTATGCGCCTGATTTCTACGTCGCGAAAATGTTCTAATAATTCGTTGTGTTTCTCATCTATTGTGTTTGCTTGTTGTTTCTGCAACGTTTTCGCATTTTTATTTGAGCTCATTATAGATAAAATACTGACGTGTTTTTATGTAGGTTTTATTTTCTGAATATATTTTAAAGATAGCTTTAGATAAATGGTAGAAATAAAGTTTCATAGTGATTACGATGCAACTTTTATGTTAGTAATGATATTTATACATGATTTTTTACACGACTTTAATGCTGTAAACTTTTCAGCACGAATGAAAACTATTCGTAATACTATTGACAATTTTACTAAAATAGTTAGTGGCATTGATCCTTTATTGGGCGGTGGACCCAAGCGCAAAAAAGAATTCGTTATGGAAGATAAAATGCTCGAGAACGAAGATGACTATTCTGAATTCGGTGTATGTGAATCTGTTCCTTTTTTAAGAAACTGGTGTAAAAGAGTAGAGAAAGAAAACATCAGCCAATTAAATGGTTTAGTAGGTCATATAAATGAGTTTATAGGTGTTTCCAAAACTACCAGAGAGCGTGCTAGAATAATACAAGATATTAAACAATTAATATATGAATCAAAAGTCTTTGTAATTGGTAATATTAGACCACACGGAAAAAAGGGCGGTTATCAACACCATTGTGAATTAATGCGTTCGGCATTAGGAAATGCCATTAAAGATAAAGAATCTGATTTGGCAGACTATTTTAAACTTATGGGTACATTATATTTGTTTTACCAGAAAGCTGATAAAAACCCATACGACTCGTTTAATAACGCTAATATAGAGCATGCATTGTTTCTCTTTTTATTGGATTCTGAAAGAAACTTAATTGATTGGGACAATATAGATTCGTTACATATTTTATTACAAACATTAGAGGACCAATATTCTGATTACTTTAAAGCATCAATTCCTCAAGCTCAAGTTGTTGTAGAAGAAGAACGACAAATTGAAGGTAAAAAAACAGGGTTTAATCCATTTACACGCGGTCAAGCAACACGACCCCGTATACCAAATCAAATTGGAATTCCACGCAGAGCGGCCGGTGGTTTTAATCAAAAAGGAGGCAGTATTGATAATGTAGAATCTATAATAGAAACCACACCTGAATTTAAACCTATTTTAGATGTTATGTCAGGAGATATTGAATTAAATGATTTATATAACATAGATAATACAGATGTTACTAAGTTAAAAGAGACAATTGATACAGTTTTAGATCCTCTTATAGTTCACAGCGACGATGAATTAATGCTTGTTGTAAATGATAAAACATACAGAAACACATATAAAAGACCAGTTGATTCGGAACATGAATATTTTATGACTGCTTTAAACCCAAGAAGAGGAGACCGGGATGATTCAAAAGTTAAAAAGTTTAAAATAAGAGTTTTAGATAATATTATAAAATTATTTGCATATGTTTATAGGACAATTGTAGACCATAAGATTCGTTTATTAGAGAAAGCAGAGAAAGAAGAGGCAAGGTCTAATTCTGGGAGTCTTACACCTGACCAACGTGGAAATGTCCAAATGATTTCAGTAACTGTAGCTAGCGGTGGAAAGAGATTCATACTTGGAGACAATATTACTTCAAGAACTGTATATCAAAACAATACTGTTCTACAAAGTGAATGTGGAATGATAGAAAATATAATAGCAACAAAGCACGTTCCTGGTTCAATAGATGAAAATATTAGAGATGCATTCAAAAGATATGCATCTGGGAGTCCAAAGTACCTAGGAAATATAAACGATATTAAAGATGTAGTGGCAGGATTAAAAAGTCAAAAGAAAGGTGCTTTAAAGGTCGTTGCTATTAATAACGCAGCATCTGACGCATTAGACTACATAGAAATAGAAGAACAATCACGTATTTGTCCAATAAGTTCTGTTAATGATGCACAGGGGACGTTTGGATCATGTTACCCTCTTAAACGTATATATCCACCAGCTAGAAAGGAATTTAATCCTATGGAGTTTGATATTAGAAACGATAATGAAAGTAATCCTATACATTATCATGGAAAATCTGAGGTAACAAACAGTTCAGGAAAATTGAGAACAAGAGTTACATACGAAGCTCAGATAAATGAGTTTTATTTACCAGAAGTAGAAGTAATTATAGACGTAACAGAAGGCCAGAGTGTTCTTACTCTTTCAGCAAATGAAACTTTTAAAACACTATTAAGTGCAATACTTGGTATTTGGAGGAATTTGTTTGCTGAAAGACCTCATGGGTCAGTATCATCTGAAATGATGTGGGATTCTTTAATTAACAACCAATTAATTTTTTCTGAATTAGTATCATGTGGTTCTTTAAAAAGCGTTGGTGATTTATTCCAAGAGATAAATTCTGTTGCAGCAGGAGGTGCATATACTAATGGTTTTGATATTTCAAATCAATATCGCATAGGAGCTAACGGTGACCAACCATCTGGTGTCCGTGCAGCTTATATGTTATTAAGAGCATTTTACGGAATAAATATTAATTCTTTGGCTGGATATTTAGCACCCGCAGAAAGCGCATTTGCTATTAGAGGCGATGTGGGTGCTCCTCCTGCAGCACAACCCAGTTCAGATTTTATTACTACCAGGAAAGCAGTTAAGATGCCTACTGCCGCAGAAAAACGATCCGCAACCGCAGCCGCTGCTGAAAAACGAGCAGCTACTGCTGCTGTTACTACAAAAAAAAAGACAGAACTAACCTCAGATATGTTTGGTATTCCTGAAGAACTCGAACCTCCTTCGGCAGCAGCAACAGCAGCACCCACGGCTAAAGGGAGAAGCAAAGGTAAAAGTAAAGGTAAAGGTAAAGGTGGATCTAATAGAAGAAAAACTTTAAAAGTAATAACAAAAAAAACTCGTAAATACTATTAAAACTGTCTATCAATAAAATATATATGTCATCGTCACAGAAACTAGAAATATCTAGTGATTTACCAAACAATATTAAATTAGAGAAAGCTTCATTGCGTAAAATGTTATTTGTTATGAATGCTTTAGACCAAGGATGGAGCATAAAAAAATCCCAAGATTCTTATATTTTTACTAAGAAGCATGAGAACCGTAGAGAAATATTCCAAGAGAATTATTTAGAGGATTTTTTGTTTAGTAATTTCTCAAGTGATCCTTTTGAAATGACTAAAAAGCATGATTAAAAACATGATTATTAAATACTTTCAAAAAAGTATTTAATAAGAACTTCATAAAAATATATTGCTATTAAATTTAGGAAAAAATTACAATATCAATCTCTGTAATTAATATTTATTTTTTCTGTAGTTACTATGTGCAGACTTTTAGCGATTTTTAGTTTGTTGTATTAATTAATACATATTTAATTATTAATTAATTGTTTTCTCCCAAAATTATTTTCTTTGAGGATAGTATAAGGATTATTCCAAAATGGCTGGTGGACTTATGCAACTCGTCGCCTATGGCGCCCAAGACGTGTTCCTTACTGGAACCCCCGAGATTACTTTCTGGAAGGTGTCTTACAGACGCCACACCAACTTCGCTATGGAGTCAATTGAGCAAACCTTCTCTGGCCAAGCCGATTTCGGCCGCCGTGTAACCTGCACAATTAGCCGCAACGGTGACCTTGCCTACCGCACATACCTCCAAGTTACTCTCCCTGAGATTAACCAGAGCTTGTACACTGGCGCTGCTGGTGCCAACAAGGGTGTCTATGCCCGTTGGTTAGACTACATTGGTGAGCAAATGATTGCTCAAGTTGAGGTTGAGATTGGTGGCCAACGCATTGACCGCCAATATGGTGACTGGATGCACATCTGGAACCAACTCACCGTCTCTTCTGAGCAACAACGCGGATACTACAAGATGATTGGTAACACCACCCAACTTACCTACATCACTGACCCCACATTCGCTGATGTCTCTGGTCCCTGCGCCAGCTCT